ACTTATTATCCTTTATTTGGTATTAAAGGTAAAACTCTTGCAGGCGGTATTTCAAAAAATCTCAACATGAAAAACTATATGCCTGAAAAGAATTTTAATACCAGATACAAAGGTTATGGCTTATATGGTGTAGGTGCGCCTAGAGCTGATTTCTTAGGAACTGTTAAAATTACTGCCCCATTGGCATTATCAAGCAGAGCAGCTTAATATTGCCCCGAATATTAGAAAGGATTTTTTATGGCTAGAGATGAAATAACTATCCAAACTCCTATTATGGACAATACAGAATCTATCGGATTAAAAACCATTACCCCGAAGTCTGTTACTGTCGCTAATGGTATTGTTCTTAAAAATGCTATGGCTTGCTTGAATAATACTTTATTTATCGTGCTGTCGAACACTGCTTCTTCAGCAGACTCAACAATTATATTTAGAAAAGGGGATAAATACCCGAATACAATGCTTGGCGACCTAACATTGTCTGTAGAGAAATCTTCAACAACAATTTTTCAGGTTCAAGATCCGGCACGATTTGTTGATAATAACGGAAATATAAATATAGACTTTGGTTCTGAATTTACTGGAACGATTTATGCTATAGGAAAAAAAGTCGGATTATAACGCACATACTTAAATAGGGGGCTTTTGCTCCCTATTGTCTTTATTAAATATTTAAAACAAGGAGCTTTATGATTGAAATTAAATTTAAACCAACTGGGCATACTTTTACCTTGCCAGATGAAGAAGCAATCAGAATAGTTAAAGAAGATAGAGGTAATTATCAAGTTGTTAAAGGAAAAGTACCTGAAGAAAAAAAACAAAAAGAAACTAAATCGGTACAGGAATTGGTCGTTAAAGAAGAAAAAACGAAAGATACACAAAGCAATAATAACAACGCTAAAGGACAAAACAAAAACAAATCTAAGGAAACAAGTAAAAAATGACATTGACCTTTCTTACCATATATAATGAAGTCGCAGGTCAAGCGTGGTCTATGTATGACGGAGATGCCGAAAGCGTTGATGAAATGGAAAGTGCCTTAAAATCTTCTATTAATAAGGCTCTTTCAGAGATTTGGTGTTCTTATCCATTCCCTTTTAGAATAAAGACTATGACTATTACAACAAGGGAAGGTGTCAATGAATATGCAACTCCAAATGGGAATATTCTTAAAAAAACAGTATCAGGGAAACAAGTTTATTCAATACGAATAGGAACTAATTATCTGGAGTATCTTGATAATTATGAAACATTGAAAGAAAAATCCGGCAAGCCTGTCGGATTTTATGTATCTAATGAAAATATATATCTATACCCTACTCCTGATGATAGTTATACTGTAAATCTAGAATATTTAACTCTTGCAATCGGAGAAGATGATTTTGGCACCGCTATATATTTTCTCCAGAATGATGAAGATGCAATAAACATTCCCGAAAAATATGAAAATATTTTCAAAAATGCTTTAATCACAAAATCTATGCTCTATGCTATAGCATCAGAAACAGACGAAAACTATTCAGGCTATAAAGAACAATATGATAAAGCTTATAAAATCTTGATTAATTATACATCAGGATTAGAAAAAGAACGCAAGGTATATTGGTAATGGCAACAAAAATTTCTTCATTAAAATGTAATAGATTTGGCGGCATCAGAAGAATAAATGCAACTTTTGCAAATGAATTGATATCCGCTTCTGACCTGCAAAATGTAGAATTATTTAATACTGGAATCAATAGCGGTGTCGGAATAAGAACAACAAAGGGCAATACTGCTGTATGTAAAAGCATACCAACTGATGAAAAAATTATCAATTTATTTGAAAGTGTTCAGGGCAATACCAATTATTGTTTTGTCTATACTGAAAACTCTGCCAAAGGTAAGATTTACTCTTTTGATATTAATACACAATCAGTAACTTTATTGAAAGATAACATGACGGTTACTGGGCAATGCTGTGGGTTAGATATTGCACAAGGCTGGTCTGATTTATTTATTTTTTCTAATGGCGAAGAGCTTCTTAGTATAGAAATGAGTGCCGAAGAAAAGATAAAAATGATGAATCTTGTTGATATGGACGACCGCCAAGTAAAAGGCTTAGGGCTTATCAATTATGACAACAGATTATGGATTTTTAACGGAAATGTTCTCTGGTATTCCGTACAAGAAAATGTCTATGATTTCTCAACTTCTGATGCACAGATAAAAACTTCTGCCGGCTATATTGAATATGTTAAAAACATTACTGCAATAACTCCATATTTAGGCAGTCTTGCTATATTTTTCAGGGATAGTTCAATTCTTTTGTCCGGCGAATATCCTTATGAGCAAACAGATGAAAGTCCTGGCGGTTGTGCAAGTTATAATGCGTTAGTATTTCACGGTACTGAACTTTATTTTTATGATGATACTAAAAAAGGAGTCTTTTCTTTCAATCAGGTTATTAACGGCGATAAAACATTAGGTGATAATATTGCCCTTGATATACAAGAAGAACTTTGTTTTGTAGAAGCCTCTCGACTTAAAGAAATTAGAGCTTTATCTATAGTTTTGTCTGATAGGAATGAAATTTGGTTTTTAATCCCAACATCCGAACCTGATGTAAAAACAATAATGATTTTTGATTATATCCACAAAGAATGGGTAAAACGAAAATGTCCTTATACGACCTGCTTTAATATTTTAAACAGTGAATTATATTCCGGCGGGGAAAATGGCAGAATTTATAAAGAATATGAAACAGATTTATTTGATGGAGAATTTATCCGTAGTTTCTATAAATGTACCCCTCTTAATCTCGGAGTAGATAATACTTTAAAGATTCTTTATTTCCCACCGCGAGTTACTATTGATATGACTTATTCCAGTGATTTTTGGATTAGGTATATCAAAAATTATGATACATTCAAAGCTCCGAAAGTCAAGCAAATAAAGATTAAGACCATGAAAAATGCTCTATATTATGATATCGGGCATTGGGATAAAACATATTTTCCACTAAAAGAGTTAAATTCCATATACAAATTACCTTCAGCAACTTTCAAAACTCTTGAAATTCAGTTATATACTTATGCAAGTGGTGAAGGATTCTGCATCAAAAATATTGAGTTCAGTAAAATCAAAGTAAAACAAATATGATGGAAATTGTAATTCCTACATCTTTCAACTTTAACTATGAAGAATGCAAGAAATTATTTTATGATAATCAGAACCTTTTAGAGGATTTTGGGGATTTTGATGATATCATCAAACAAACATTCTTTTACTCATTCTTTGTAAACGGAGTTCATATTGGGTGTATTTACTATTATGAGATTGACGGCAAGCTATATGTTAATGCCGTTGCATACAGAAAAACACATTTAATTAATATTGAGTGTTTTAAAAAATCTTTAACCTGGTGGAATTGTGATATTTACGCAAGAACACATCACAAAACAGCTATTTATACAATTTTGAAATGCGGATTTAGAAAAATTGGTGAAAACTTATATATCTATAAAAGATAGGAGTGTAAAACATGGGTGGCGGTTCAAGTTCAAAATCTAATTCAAGTTCAACGACTACATACAAAAAGACAACAACAACCAATCCGTATGTTACTTCTGTTACAGATAATAACGGAACTACTACAACATTAAATGATGGTACTGCATACAAAAGTGTCTATGATTATATGAATAAAAATATGGATTCTTTATTAGAAGAATACCGAAACCCTACTATTGAAAGTGAAACTAATCAGGCATTACTCAAAAATTATACACGAACCCTTAATGATGAAAGTAGAAAAGCTTTAGAAAATAGCATTATAAGCCCTCTGGCATCAAGAAATATGCTGCGCTCCAGCAGTGCAACTAATTTGTATTCTGATTTGTCAAAAAATATTACTGATAATATCTCCAACTATACCGCAGAATTATTAGCAAACAGTCAGAAAAATACAGGAGATATGATTGCACTTTTAACAAACGCGTATTTACAGGGGCAAAATGCGGTGAACGGAAATCAAGCTCTGTCATTAACAACAAGCTCCGGCAACGCTACGACAACTGGAACAGGAAGTACAAAATCTTATTCTTATGGAATGTAATTATGTATAACGAAAACGAATTAATCAGAGCTGCTATTGATAGAAAAATCAGGGAATCATTAGCAGCTCAACAGCAGGAAAATAATATATCAAACCCTTTGGATAGAATTAATAATATTGGTAACAAACTTGATTCTGCAAGTAGCATTTTCTCTACAGCAGGAGATTTTTTAAGTAATAATACACCCTTAACTAAGCTTGGCGCAGGAAGTCAAGCGGTTGGAAAGATTTTGCAAGAAGGTGCTAGTAGTATAGCACCTTCTATTGCAAGTACAGCAGGTAGTAGTGCTGCCGGAACTGCTGCTGGTTCTACTGCTAGTGGGGCTGCTATGGCTGGGCCAATTGGGGCTTTAGTTGCTCTTGGGGCAACGGCTATAGAAGGAACAAATCGTAAACGTGCTAAACAAGCTGGGGAACAGTCAAAACAATTAGCAGAAAATGCTATTGAAACCAGAAATCTTAATACTCCAGTCTTAAACCCAATACAAACTACTCCACAGAATAATAATCAAATCTCTACACTAGAACAAAATGGCAGAGTTGATAATAATACATTGCCAACTCCTATGCCAGAATTACAAGTTTCTCAAAATCCTGAAGAAATGCGTAAATCCGCTTTTGGAAATATTGCCAACGGCCTTGATGATTTTCTGGCAGGATATAAAGAAAATAAGACACAGGGTTTTCATTTAGATAATCTAAAAGCTGATGATAGTAAAAGTATAATGCAAAGACTGGGAGAAGGAGCCGGCACAGTTGCAAGAGTTTCGCAAAACCCTGTCGTTCAAGGAATTATCGCTGGCGGACTTTCGGGTTTATTTTCTGGAGATGCACTTTATGGACTAAGTTCCGCTTATAAATATGCAAATAGTAAATATAAAGCCAATTTGTTTAAAGATATTCTAGCACAGCAAGGTTTAGATGTCGATAACAACAACGGCATTATAGATGCAAGTGACCTTGCTAAAATTTTAGTTTCTCGAAGATATCAAAAAGATTTTATGTCTAGAGGAGAATACGACAGATTTAGACTTGATAATGGTGAACTTAGTATTGATGAATACAATTCACTTATTAACAACCCTGACTATAATCCTGATGAAATCCTCAATATTGCAGGTCTTGGGAATATGGCGAGAGCTAATAGATATTATCATCAAAATAAAACTGACAAACTTAATAACTTCATGTCTATGGATGAATATAATAAGTTACGAGTTGATAACGGTTTAATTACTCCAGAAGAATATGAAAAAATTATCAACAGTCCTGACTATAACCCTGATGAAATCCTCAATATTGCAGGTCTTAATGCGGTTTCCAAAGCAGGAAAGTATATGCAGGATAATAAAGAGTCAAGAAGTAAAAACTACTGGAGAAGTCAAAATAAAGGTCAAAATGTTATCAGGGTTGAATACGGGCAAAGACCTGATACTCACAATTACACTCATGTTACTTATGGAGAAAAACCTGAGAACAAGAGTACAACTTATATAAAATATGAGAACAAACCCCAATCTCACAAACCTCAAACAACCGTACAATCTAAACCAAACAAACCCGTTCCAGGTTCCAAAACTTCTACTTCAAATACTGAAAGGGTTCTGGTTATGGATAAAAACGGAAATACAGGTTCAATACCAAAAAATTATCTTTTGGATGCACTAAAAGAAGGTTATAAATTAATCAGGGGTAAATAACGGGGATAAAGACTATGGAAAATACCTTAAATAAATATGATTTCCAACCTGATAATAAGTTTGACTTTCAACCTGATGAACAAAATTTAAACAATAAGTTTGATTTTCAGGCTGATGATGTGAAGCCGTCAGAAGAAACAACTCCAATGCTGACAGGAAAAGTCGAATACATTTATCCCTTTGATTCTATCCATAATGATAAATCTCTATCACAGGAAGAGAAAGCTCAAAAGATTCAAGAATTTGGGGAACGTGAACAAAAAAGAATAGAGAAAGAACATAAAATAAAAATGGCTAAATTATATGGCGGTGCTGCTTTAGAAATAGGCAGTGCTGCCATACCTTTTGGCGGAGCAGCTAAATTGGGCGGACAAGTTGCACTTAAACTTGCTAAGCCAGCCTTTTCAGAAGTTTCTAAGCGCGTTATTGCTAAAAACATAGGGAGCGGTATCGCTTCTGGGCTTGCAAGTGGAGCAATGTTCGGCACTGGTGAAGGTTTAATGCAGGATAAAAATATGTCAGGTATTGCAGAGGAAACTCTAAAAGGTGCAAGTGAAGGGACTTTAGGTGGCGGTTTAATTGGCGGAGTTGCAGGTAAATTGGCAACTAAAATTGGAAGGACAAAAGATGTCATTCAAAAAACGCGTAAAAGACAGCCAATTTCAGGTTCAATAATTGAAGATGAAGTTAGAAATCTTATAAATACCAGATGTTCAAATATCGATTCTGCAAAATTTGATGCTGTCCAGAAAATTAACAAATTTATTTCGCAAATTGATGATATATCAAAAGAACTAAATGTGAATCCTAAAAACTTACGCGAAGTTTTAACCTTTCTGCGAGAGAATGAAGGTTTACCGACTAAAAATCTTAATCGGCCGGATTTAGAAAAACTTTTTGAGAATCTAGATTTTAACCAGAGGATAAAACTCAAAGAACTGGCACAAAATCATTTTAATGAAATGGAAACCTTCTGGCAAAATTTATCTAATGTTAAAGGAATAAAAAGTTCAGTCAATCCATATACATATATTACTCATATTTGGAATTTGGGAGATAAAGAAAAACTCGCGTTAGAAAATTATTTAAGAACAAAATCTGGGTTTGAAAGACGAAGAATAATACCAACATATAAAGAGGGCATTGAAAAAGGATTATACATTCCGGCTGAAAATGGATTATATTCTCATATAGATTTAAACCCTAAAACTCTAGACTATGCAGAGATTCAAAAAATCCATGCCGACCAGTTAATTGATTCAACTGAAAATACAAAGTTTCTGAACGAAATCAAAAAATTAGCCAATGCTAATCCGAAATACTCACAAAAAATTTATGACCTTTCTGATATAGTTCTTAACCCTGTAAAGCAAGAAAAAAACGCAGAAACATTTGCAAATAAATTGCTTAAAAAAGCTGGTAATACCTATGATTTGGTTAATAATTTTGCAAAAGGTTGTAAATTCTTATTTAACGGTATGCATGCAGTTGCACTAACTGAAAGTGCTGCCGCACATGAAGGAGTATTGCCTTTTAAAACTCTCAAAACTTTAGGGAATCTTCCTAAAATTATTGATGGTATAAAAAATAATAACTATGAACTTTTTAAAAATACTCCTCTTGCGAAACAGGCTATTCAAGATGGTGTGCAATTTGGTGCGATTTCGGATATCAGCATAAAAGACTTAAATACTTTTATTGATGGCTTCTCTAACTTATTAGATAAAGTTTCTCTGGGGGCAAGTAAGATTATTACAAAACCCATGAAAGCTTATGTTGATGTGAATAATAAGTTTTTATGGAATTATCTGCATAATACTTACAAACTCCATGCCTACGATAGTTTAATCAAGCGAGCTTCTAAAAACGGCAAAATTTCATTATCTGATAATGTCCGTAAAGATATTGCACAGCTTGTTAATGATACATTTGGCGGTCAAAATTGGGAAACTCTCGGAATTAAACCTCAAACAGTACAAACGGCAAGAAGGCTAATGCTTTCTCCTGATTGGAATATGTCTGCAACATTAAGACAATCCTTTGCAGTATTTTCATCAAGGGCAGGGCAAAAGTTTTTAAACAAATTTGCAGAATCCGGCAAGTTTGGTTCTGCGGTTCGGGAAATTTCCAGAAAGGTTGGTTTATCATCTTTTGTTAATGATGTTGAAGGTGCAGGGGTTCGTGGGGATTTGGCAAGAAAGTATTTTATGACCTTTCTCGTCCAGACTGCTATTTATTCAAATTTGATAAATGCCTGCAATCGTAAGATTGACTCAATAAAAAATCCTGATAAATATACCGAAGGGATTAATTATTCTTCATATAGTAATAATCGTTTTACTGAACGAGATAATATCGGCAAAAGAGTTGTTGAAACAATATTTCCCAGACCTTATATAGAAAATGATAAATATGGACGAGAGATTTATGCCAGAATAGGGAAACAAACTCTGGAAGTTCCTGAAATAGTTGAAGATATGCCCCAAAGTGCAATCCGAAAACTTGCTTCTAAGTCTGCTCCTCTTATAAATCCTATTGTAACAAAAGCTTCAGATGAATTGACAGATAATTGGAATAAATCCAGCATTCAAGATAGATACAAAGATACTTTCACCCCATTTACAATATCTGGAAGCAAAAATCGATTTAGTCCAATTAATATGTTTTACTCAACCTCAAAGGGGCTAAATTACTATCAAGCCCACTCTTATATTAAAGAATGTTTGTTAAATGGGGATTTAGAAGCTATTGAAAAGTTTAAGCCAAAGCTAAAAGCAAATAATATTGATTATAAGAAAATGATGAAAAAAATTGAATGGGAAATAAGAGAGGGAAATTATGACTATTGAACAAATTGAATATGGGAGTTTAGCGAGTTCTACCTTATTAAATAATAATTTTGAAGATTTACAGAATCAAATTACAGCTTTATCCCTTAGGATATCTGCAAATGCATCTAATCTTCAAACTAATACCAGTGATATTGCTGATTTAGCAAGCAGAGTATCAGCATTAGAAAATCAGTAGGAAACAGAATAATGGACTATATAACTATAATTCAAGGTGATGATACAAATTTTCTTGGCGACCAGTTTGTTGTAGTAAATTTTAATACAGATATTGATTTAAGCGGTTTTACTGCAACTTTTACATTGGGTGATGTTACTCTTACTTATGGGAATCTAAGCGGTAAAACCTTTGAGATTATTCTCTCAAGTGAAATAACATCTAATCTTAAAATTGGTAAACAATACGGGGAATTAAAACTTATTGACAATAATGACCGTATCAGAACTGTAAGCTCTATCATACCTTTTATTGTCAAAAAAGGTGTTGATGAAACAATTACCTTTGTAAATAGTTCCCTTACAGTATCTATGAACATTAATGATACTGTCATAGATATTTATGTAGAAACCTCTGGGATATCAAGAAGTGAAGCTAATAGAGTATTAGATGCCTGTAATGAAGCGAAACAAGCTGCTCAAAACTATTCTAATACCGCGCAAAATACATATATTGAACTTAATGAAACTATTACTAATTTCAATAATAATATTTTTGATACAACCGAGTTGGTTAATGAAGCTAAAGAACAGGCAAATATAACTATTGCAAAAGCTGAAGAAGTTACACAGGTTCTCAGCACGTCTGCTCAAAAAGATTTCAGTAATCTTGATGCTGAAGCTCTTGATAAAATAAATCAATCAAAGGCTTTGTATACAGGAAACATATCCAGCGATACAGAGGTTTATAATCAAATTCTTAGTTCTAAACAGACTGCAACAAAAAGTGGTATTGATATTATTGAACAGAATTATACAATACCAGAATATGTTAGTTCTGAATATAACATTATGGAAGGAGAAATTACTGTAGAGAATGGTATTACCAATGGACTAACTTATGAAGGTTGTTATGTATCTGTTCCCGTTGAAGTTTCTTCAACATCCATGTTGAAGCAATTCTTCAAGAACAAGGCAATTCTTTTATCTGTTATTCTAAACAAAGTGCGATAGGACTACAGCTCCAATATAGCGGCAGTGTTTCTGTATATTTGTATGGTAATGATGGCAATACACAAATGTTAAGTACAGATAACTTACCCATTATACCTGAAGCTAGATATATTTTTGATGTTGGATATAACGAGGAAGAAGGGTTTTATGTCAAAGCTTCATGTAATAATCAAACTGTAGAAGACAGCAAAAATATTGGTGATATCTGGATTAGAGAAGATGTAACAGAGTTTTTCTACGGTAGATGTTCTTATTCCTATGATTGTAAGTTTGAAGTAGATTTATTACATTCATATTTTGAAGTAGAAAACTCAAAAATAAGACCATTAATGCAAATTCCTTATGTTCAATCGCACTCCGGCTCTAAAATCGTAGATGCTGAATACAGAGGATTCGTTCAAGAGTTATATGAAAAAAATGGTACAGCAAATTATTTTACTATTGACGAAACAAATCAGAATTTCACTTTACCAATGGGTGAAATATACGGAATGCTTAATAATACTGCACCTATTACAAACGAAGAACTTAGTGATAATCAAATTATTCAACTTTTAGATGCAATTGCTCCCGATACAAGTGTTATCGTTAGTGTAACAAGTACGCCTACATCAACTTCTCCGTATACCACTAAATGTGCAGGATGGTATGTTTTACTTGCTGATACCACTACAAAAAGATATTTGTATATTAATGGCAAACAAACTCCTTACAGCATACCTGCTAACAATAGCTCTGTATCAGTATTTCTTGCAAAAGGTGATTCAATTTACTGGTCTGGTGCACTTACTGTTGTTTATTCTCAAAAGTTTATTCCTGCAAGAGGTTGTAAGTATCAAAAGTCTTTAGATGAAGAATTAGATGATATTTTAGGATAAATGAAATCAATATTTATCTCTTACTATTACCCCCAAAGAAAGGATTTTTATATGAAAGAAATTATTAAATTTGTCACATTTGATGTGACACCAATTGTTTGCGTTCGTGTAATTCAAGCAGAAGACACAAAAGAAGTTAAAAGAGAAAAGAAAAAATATCCGTTTAAGTTGCACAATGATGTTCCAGTTACAGTTATTACTAATAAACGGATTTTCGGGTTTACTATTCCTAAAAAATATATATGGAATGGAGCTGATATTCCCAGTTATTTGATGCGGATAATAGGAAGTAAAACCGATAATGCTTTTCTCACTGCATCAATGGTACATGATTATATGCTTGAAAACAAAAAGTATATTCATGACATAGTTCTAAATAAATGTATTTCAATAAAAGAATACCGAAGGCTTACAAGTTTAGTATTCAGAGAAATTTTAAAGACCTCTGGTGTTAATGTCTTTAAAGCTAATGTAATGGCTTGGTTTGTTGATATTTACCAGATGTGCCATAAAGGAGCTTGGAAATGTCAATAAGCATGGAATTGATGATTGTAATTGTTGTTAATGTAATGACCGCCGGAATTTTTCTCGGCGGTCTTGCTATGAGTATTAAATTTATTGAACAACAAATAAAACGTCTTGAAGAAAAGCAAGACAAACACAATAACCTTGTCGAACGCATGGTAAAGGTTGAAGAAAGTACAAAATCAGCTCATAAAAGATTAGATATTTTAGATAAAAAGAAATAATGCCAAAATATTCATTACTAGAAAAGCAAAAAGAATTTTTTAATGTACCCCACAACCAACAGCTTGATGTAGTTATATATCAAGGTGGATATGGTTCTGGTAAAACTTGGTGCGGTTCTTTATTAGGTCTTATGCTTGCGAGAAAATATCCTGGCTCGCGTGGTTTAGTCTGCGCAAAAGAATACGTCTTGGTTCGTGATACAACATTAGAATCCTATTTTTCACATCTTGAAGCTATGGGCTATGTTGCAGGCAAACATTACACTTTTAACAAAATTGAAAAGAAGATGGTATTATCTAATGGTTCTGAAATTCTATTCAAGGGGGTTGATAATCCAGAGAAAATAAAATCTTTAAACTTACATTGGGCTGAAATAGAGGAAGCTTCTCAAATTTCCGATAGTGCATTTAAACAACTTATCGGACGTTTAAGAAATACCAATGTAAAACCTTCTTGGGGAAATTTCAGATATCGTCTATTCGGACATACAAATCCACAGGCTAATAAAGGTTGGATTTACAAACGTTTTGTAGAAAATAAAAAAGAAAACTACAGGCTTATTATTGCCCCAACCTCAAATAATATATATTTACCACAACATTATATCGAATCTATGAAGGAAGATTTTGACGAGGAATATTATAGAATTAATGTTCTCGGTGAATTTGGCAACTACTCTTCTGGACTTGTTGTTAAAAACTTTACAGATGAAAATATTAAAAAACTGCAATATAACAGGGATTTACCTTTGCATTTAACTTGTGATTTTAATGTAGATCCAATGTGTTGGTGTCTAGCCCATAAAGATGATAAGAATATTTATTTCTTTGATGAACTTGTTATAGAAAATACTACAACGCAACAAGCAATAGATGAGTTCTTACGCAGATACTCTGAACACAGAGGAGATATTATTATCAATGGTGATGCTTCAGGGGATAACCGTTCTTCACAATCAGAATTTACAAATTATATGATAATCAAACGGGCGCTTGAAGCTTATGGCTATAAGCCTAAATTTCAGCTAAGAGATTTTAACCCACCAATTTTAAGAAGAATCCAAGCTTTTAATGC